GTCAAAACAAATGCTCGAAGCACAGAGATCACAGGATATGCAATCGATGGTGTTGCTGTACGCAACGAGGACATCAAAGTATTCATGGGCATGGACGAAGGATTGCTTAATCGAGCTGGTCAAACAATTAAAGCGGGCGCATGGCTAGAGCGCACAGCTCTGAATTATGCAAAAGAGCCTGCACCATTGACAGTAATGAAGACGAATGGCACAGCAATGCCAGGTGATCGCATTCGCACGCTTTTGGATTCTTGGTCAAGAGCGCGCAAAGAAAGAGCGACTGCATTTCTAAATGCTGATGTCGTATTGGAGAAATTAGGCTTTAATCCGTCAGAAATTCAACTGAATGAAGCAAGACAATACATCGCTTTGGAATTATGCCGTGCAATCGGCATTCCCGCATGGTTCGCGTCTTCTGATCCGCAATCAAACACTTATTCAAATGCGATAAATCAGAGACGCGACCTAATTGATTATTCTCTAAAGCCTGTCATGACTGTGATTGAGCAAAGATTAAGCCAAAGCGATTTCTTACCTGCTGGACAATATGCGCGCTTTAATTTTGGCGAATTTTTGCGTGGTAATCCATTGGAGCGCGCGCAGGTATATCAAATACTTTCAGGCATTGGCGCAATTACACCTGAAGAAATACGCAGAGAAGAGGATATGATCCGATGAAGATACAAGTGCCGCTAAAAATTACTGCGGCTGATTCAAATGCCCGCACAATTTCGGGTCGCATTGTCACTTTTGATGAAGTGGCAGTCACAAGCGCAGGACGCACAATCTTCAAAGCTGGATCAGTGCCATTGACACCTGTGAAATTAAATTTAGAACACGATCGCACGCGTCCGATTGGCATGACTTTGTCAATGGACGAAGTGCACGATGAAGATGATCGATATATTGGCATCGATGCAACTTTCAAAATTGCCAATACAACGGCAGGCACAGATGCGCTTGAAGAAGCAATGTCAGGGTTGCGCGATGGCTTTTCAGTAGGCGTTGCAGTCGATGAATATGAGACTGTCGATGGTGCAATGTTAATTAGCGCAAGTGAATTGATCGAAGTCAGCTTGGTCACCGAGCCAGCCGTGCGATCTGCCCGCGTCAGCGATGTCGCCGCAAGTCAAGAAGAAGAAATCAAAGATTCTGAAGTTAAAGAAGCTTCAGATGTACCACAACAACCTATCGAAGGAGAACAAGTGGAAGACACTACCGTCAAAGACGCTCCCGCCGTAGAAGAGACGGTGGAAGCTTCTCACAAGGTCGAAGCATCAGCTCGACCAGCTTTCTACACCAAGCCACGCATTGACATAAATCCCGTCAAGTATCTTGAAAATTCAGTCCGTGCTTCACTTGGTGATCATGATGCCCGTCAATATGTTTTGGCGGCAGATAACACAACCGATAACGCGGGCTTGATTCCAACCCGTCAGCTCACTGAAGTCGTAAATGGACTTTCATCATTGGTGCGCCCAACAATCGATGCGATTTCTCGCGGCACACTGCCCGATGCAGGTATGACTTTTGAAATTCCAAAAATCACACAAGTACCAACTGTTGCTGTCACAGCCGAAGAAGCCGCACCAAGCGAGCAAGATCAAAATTCAAGCTTTGTGACTGTAAATGTTCAGAAATTTGCTGGACAACAAACATTCAGCCTAGAGCTGTTGGATAGATCATCACCGCTATTTTTTGAAGAATTGATGAAGACTATGGCGGCGGCTTATGCAAAAGCCACTGATGCTCGATGCAATCTTGTTGTTTATCAGAATGCAACCGGTGATGCGACAACCACAACAACTTATCCGACAGCCGCAGAGCTTCTCGGCATAGTTGCACGCGGATCAGCGTCCGTCTATAACGCGACTCAGCGATTTGCCAAGTCAATGATTGTCAATACATCACAGTGGGCAAATATCATGACTCTGAACGATAACGGTCGTCCAATTTACAATGCGGCACAGCCACAAAATGCAGGCGGCGTTGTACGCCCTGATTCATTGCGCGGCAATGTTGCAGGTCTTGATCTATTTGTGACCGCAAATACAGCTCAGGGCACTGATACTGATGGATCAATCTTGATTGTTGATCCTGAAGCTTATACATGGTACGAATCACCAGCTCTAAAGCTTCAGACCAACTTGATCAGCACAGGACAGATTCAAGTTATGTACTACGGATACGGCGCAATTGCAGTGAAAATTGCGGGCGGATCGTTCCATAATAACAAGGCGTAATCGCCACTTAGTCATGGGCTGATTCGCTCCTGAGTCAGCCCAGCCGAATCGAAAGGATCAGAGCTGATGCCGTCAATTATCACCGCAACTCAGTTGCGCAATGTGTTGGGTGTCAGCTCTGCTCTTTACGATGACACATATTTGAATCAGATCATTGATAGTGCTGAAAATATTATTTTGCCAATGTTGGTACAAAATAGCTCAAAAGTTGCGTATGTTAGCTTGACATCAAATGTTGCATATTATTTCACAGTAAGACCACATGGCTTTACAACAGGTCAAAGCGTAGTAATCACAGGATTGCCAGCAATTTTTAATGGCACAAAAACAATAACAAATGATTATAGATTTTTGGGCGATTATTCGCCGCAATATGGATTCCCATATCCATTTTTGCCCGCAGGATTCCCAGCCGAATATTCAAATCAAGTATTCTCATGCGCAGTCACAAATGCCGATGTAGAGCTTCAGCCCAGCATTCCACAAGGCACTGCATCGCTTCAGGGTTATGATGCGGCAACTTTGTATGCCAATACACCCGCAGTCGAATCTGCCGTATATGTTGTCAGCACAGAAATCTTCCAATCCCGACTCTCGATTGGTGGTCAGCTTGAAGGCGTTGATTTCACACCAACGCCATTCCGTCTCGGCAGATCATTACTTTCGAGAGTCCAAGCTTTGCTCGCACCGTATGTTGATGTCGAAACGATGGCACAGTAATGCCAGCAAATTCAATTCAAGTTGATGTGCGAGATGCGCTTAAAACAGCTTTTGGATCATTAGCCGCATCGACATACAACAGCGTACCCGAATCGGTTATTTCGCCCGCGATTGTATTAGTGCCAGGATCACCGTATTTCGAGCCGCAGTTATTATCAAAAGGCAATGTCAAAATCAAAGTGAATATGATTGCAACAGCGATCGTGTCATATAACAGCAATCCCGCTTCTTTAGACAATATCGAGAAGCTGATCATTAGCATTCTGGCGGCTTTGCCGTCAGGGTACATCGTGGGCGTTGTAGAGCGTCCATTGGTGACACAAATTGGTGCGGCTCAATATTTAACAGCCGACATCAATATTTCGACATACTTTACACAGACAAATTAAGGAGTAATCATGGCAACGACCGTCATCACGGGGCGCGATCTAGTCTTGACGATCGCGACCAAAAATTACGATGAGCAAGCTTTATCAGCAACGCTCAGCAATGATCCAACAATCGAGACTTATCAGACGCTATATCAAAAGGCGTACAAGCACATCGATGATCAATGGACTTTCGAGATGGAGATGCTCGCCGATTGGGGCGCGGCTGATTCTCTTTGTGAAGCCCTATGGAATGCCGCAGAAAGCGCACCAAATACAACTTTGGCAGTCTCATTGACTGCCGTGAGTGGCGCGGTTTTTGCTTTCAATGTGATGCCAGCATTCCCAACCGTAGGCGGTACTTCACCCGATGCACAGACCGTCACACTTTCATTCACAGTTGTCGGCACACCAGCCGAGACTTTTAGCTAAGAGATAGGACATCAGGAGCATGAAGCTAGGACTGACAGTGACTTTTAATTCAGGCGATGCAGTATCAACATCGGTACTGCCGCCTGAATGGGTCAAGTGGGAGACAAAGACAGGACGCAGAATCACCGACATCAAAGGCGACAACCTTTTGGGAATGTCTGATCTCGCATTTTTGGCATATAACGCCATGAAGCGGGAAGCGGCGGGCAATCCCGTCAAGCCTTTCGATGTATGGATTGAAACTGTGGCAGACATCGATGCAATTCCGCAAAGCCCAAAAGTCACGGCAGTGGCACAGTCGGACGGCTAATTGTTGAATTAGCAATCGCCACTGCGAT